ATCAGATTAACAGTGCGGACCTGATCATTCCCCATACTGTTCATGATGGCGATCTGGAACGGCAGCGTTTTCCATTCGCCGTCACCGTATGAGGATTCTTTCGGCAGATAATAATACTGGTCAGCCCATTCAACTGCCGTCATCGGTACAACCCTGACCAGAGGCTGCAGCGCAACCGAAACGGCAGCCATCAGATTATTCAGTTGTTGCTCTGATATATTCATCCAGCAAATCCGGTAATTTATCCCCTGCCCGCGCACACTGATTTGCGCCCTTCGCAATAAGGGTTTTCAGATGGTCAAGATGACGTGGCGTTAAATCCGGGAACTGTCGCTGCATGGATAACGGAATAGAATCAAGCGTACTGGACAATGCCATCGCCAGCTTGCTGAGGGCGAAAACGCAGAAGTCTGAATCGATGAGCTTACCTTCGGTTACCTGATTTTTAAGTTTTTGAGCTACGGCCTGTTCTTCTGTCAGTTCAGCTCTGGCCCGAAGCAGCCTTTCCTCCAGATCGCCCCCGTCATCAGGTGTTCTATGATTGTGTTGTCGCCGCTCGCGATCTATCTCCAGTACAGTTTTAACGTCATAAAAAACTTCCCTCCCCCGACGCTCGACAGGAGGAACGCCCCATTTATCAAATGCCTGAACAGAGATACCGATGGAGGAGGCCATATCACTTTTATTCAATAAAAAGGCCATCTCCTCTCCATAAGTCATCGATAAAAAGCGATACAACAACCATGTGTTTTTACAAAACCATTTGATATCATTGAATTTTTTCACATTAATGACATCAAAATACACCGTAAGGTTGTTGTATTTATTTTATTTTTACCTTACTTATCAATTAGATATACCAAACAATTAAACAACAACCACCCCCTCAAAAAATCTCATAAATAGCGAAAAACCGCGAGGTCGACGCCCCGTAACGGGTCCACATGCCGGAAAGGACCCGCAAAATGATAATAATTATCATCTACATGTCACAACGTGCATCTACGCCATCAAACCACGTCAAATAATCAATTATGACGCAGGTATCGTATTAATTGATCTGCATCAACTTAACGTAAAAACAACTTCAGACAATACAAATCAGCGACACTGAATACGGGGCAACCTCATGTCAACGAAGAACAGAACCCGCAGAACAACAACCCGCAACATCCGCTTTCCTAACCAAATGATTGAACAAATTAACATCGCTCTTGAGCAAAAAGGGTCCGGGAATTTCTCAGCCTGGGTCATTGAAGCCTGCCGTCGGAGACTAACGTCAGAAAAGAGAGCATATACATCAATTAAAAGTGATGAAGAATGAACATCCCGCGTTCTTCCCTCCGAACAGGACGATATTGTAAATTCACTTAATTACGAGGGCATTGCAGTAATTGAGTTGCAGTTTTACCACTTTCCTGACAGTGACAGACTGCGTGTTGGCTCTGTCACAGGCTAAATAGTTTGAATGATTAGCAGTTATGGTGATCAGTCAACCACCAGGGAATAATCCTTCATATTATTATCGTGCTTCACCAACGCTGCCTCAATTGCTCTGAATGCTTCCAGAGACACCTTATGTTCTATACATGCAATTACAACATCAGGGTAACTCATAGAAATGGTGCTATTAAGCATATTTTTTACACGAATCAGATCCACGGAGGGATCATCAGCAGATTGTTCTTTATTCATTTTGTCGCTCCATGCGCTTGCTCTTCATCTAGCGGTTAAAATATTACTTCAAATCTTTCTGTATGAAGATTTGAGCACGTTGGCCTTACATACATCTGTCGGTTGTATTTCCCTCCAGAATGCCAGCAGGACCGCACTTTGTTACGCAACCAATACTATTAAGTGAAAACATTCCTAATATTTGACATAAATCATCAACAAAACACAAAGAGGTCAGACCAGATTGAAACGATAAAAACGATAATGCAAACTACGCGCCCTCGTATCACATGGAAGGTTTTACCAATGGCTCAGGTTGCCATTTTTAAAGAAATATTCGATCAAGTGCGAAAAGATTTAAACTGTGAATTGTTTTATTCTGAACTAAAACGTCACAACGTCTCACATTATATTTACTATCTAGCCACAGATAATATTCACATCGTGTTAGAAAACGATAACACCGTGTTAATAAAAGGACTTAAAAAGGTTGTAAATGTTAAATTCTCAAGAAACACGCATCTTATAGAAACGTCCTATGATAGGTTGAAATCAAGAGAAATCACATTTCAGCAATACAGGGAAAATCTTGCTAAAGCAGGAGTTTTCCGATGGGTTACAAATATCCATGAACATAAAAGATATTACTATACCTTTGATAATTCATTACTATTTACTGAGAGCATTCAGAACACTACACAAATCTTTCCACGCTAAATCATAACGTCCGGTTTCTTCCGTGTCAGCACCGGGGCGTTGGCATAATGCAATACGTGTACGCGCTAAACCCTGTGTGCATCGTTTTTAATTATTCCCGGACACTCCCGCAGAGAAGTTCCCCGTCAGGGCTGTGGACATAGTTAATCCGGGAATACAATGACGATTCATCGCACCTGACATACATTAATAAATATTAACAATATGAAATTTCAACTCATTGTTTAGGGTTTGTTTAATTTTCTACACATACGATTCTGCGAACTTCAAAAAGCATCGGGAATAACACCATGAAAAAAATGCTACTCGCTACTGCGCTGGCCCTGCTTATTACAGGATGTGCTCAACAGACGTTTACTGTTCAAAACAAACCGGCAGCAGTAGCACCAAAGGAAACCATCACCCATCATTTCTTCGTTTCTGGAATTGGGCAGAAGAAAACTGTCGATGCAGCCAAAATTTGTGGCGGCGCAGAAAATGTTGTTAAAACAGAAACCCAGCAAACATTCGTAAATGGATTGCTCGGTTTTATTACTTTAGGCATTTATACTCCGCTGGAAGCGCGTGTGTATTGCTCACAATAATTGCATGAGTTGCCCATCGATATGGGCAACTCTATCTGCACTGCTCATTAATATACTTCTGGGTTCCTTCCAGTTGTTTTTGCATAGTGATCAGCCTCTCTCTGAGGGTGAAATAATCCCGTTCAGCGGTGTCTGCCAGTCGGGGGGAGGCTGCATTATCCACGCCGGAGGCGGTGGTGGCTTCACGCACTGACTGACAGACTGCTTTGATGTGCAACCGACGACGACCAGCGGCAACATCATCACGCAGAGCATCATTTTCAGCTTTCGCATCAGCTAACTCCTTCGTGTATTTTGCATCGAGCGCAGCAACATCACGCTGACGCATCTGCATGTCAGTAATTGCCGCGTTCGCCAGCTTCAGTTCTCTGGCATTTTTGTCGCGCTGGGCTTTGTAGGTAATGGCGTTATCACGGTAATGATTAACAGCCCATGACAGGTAGACGATGATGCAGATAACCAGAGCGGAGATAATCGCGGTTACTCTGTTCATTGCTGACCCCACAAACAGATTTCACGCTCAATCTCACGACGAGTCATGAGACCTTTCCATTGCTTACCGCCAGCATATGTCCAGCGACGTAGCTGATCACATGCGCCTTTGATATCGCCCTGGTTTATTTTGCGAAGAAGCGTCGATGTTCTGAAATTGCCAGCACCCACGTTGTAAACGAATGAGTAAAGAGCGCCGCGCGTTGTTTCCGGTATATCGACTTTGATGTACGGGTTAATTTGTCTGGCGACAGTGGCAAGGTCTTTATTCAAGAGTGCTTTGCATTCTGCTTTGGTATACGTTTTACCGAGCATGATGTCTTTTCCGGTGTGTCCGTGACATACAGTCCATACGCCAACGATATCTTTGTATGGTACGTAGCTGACACCTTCCAGACCATCGTTACCACTTGGGCCAGTAATTAACACTGATGCTATAGCAATTGCTCCGCCACCAATAGCAGCAGCAACGGCTTTTCGTAATGATGGAGGCATTATTCACCTCTCGCAGCCTTGCGCTTATCTTCTTTAATCTTGAAATAAAGGTTTGTCAGGTACGTCAGCAGGCCAAATACCAGGCTACCCAGCACACCTATTGCTGCCCACTGTGAGGGCGTGACTTTATCGAGCAGCTGTAAAAACCAGTAACCGGCACTACCTGCTGAGGTGCCATAGGCGACACCCGTTGTTAACTTATCCATGGATTTCATAACCCCACCTCGCAGACAAAGCGGGTGTAAATTGAGGGAATACAACGTATCGCAAAAAAGCAGAAACGTAACAGACTCGGAGTCAGTGAATAACTCAGGTATTGGGTTATCAGCTAATATCGAGACTCAAAAAATGGAAAAACCCGCTCGACGGCGGGTTTAAGCTGTGTGACGAAGTAACCACTCTTAACAGCATAACCAATTTTTTACGTACGTAAACCACTAAATGATATTTGCGAGAATGCTACCGAGTATTGAAAACACCACTACAAATACATAAGCAAATCTCAACAAATAACCAACAAATAATTTCCAGCGTTATTTTTAGCTGGTTTAAATTGAATCTTCAAATTATAGAGCGCTTATAAATAACAGCCATTAATATAAATTGGCTAATAGATTTATTTTTATTCAGCCAAGAGCCATGAATAGGATTCGATAGAAAAAGTTCAGATAAAAATAGAGATCTACTTCACAAATCAAATGAGAAACCAAAACTTACATCTTGAAATAATCACATTGATTAGATGAATATTTATCGCGCAGTGACATCATTTTTTAATAATAGTTCAAAAAAAGGGCTCACGATGAAAAAATTAACAGTGGCAATTTCTGCTGTAGCTGCATCAGTACTGATGGCGATGTCTGCTCAGGCAGCTGAAATTTATAATAAAGACAGTAACAAGCTGGATCTGTACGGGAAAGTTAATGCTAAGCACTACTTCTCCTCTAATGATGCAGATGATGGTGATACTACTTATGCCCGTCTTGGCTTCAAAGGTGAAACCCAAATCAACGATCAACTGACTGGTTTCGGTCAGTGGGAATATGAATTCAAAGGCAACCGCGCTGAATCTCAAGGTTCCTCCAAAGATAAAACCCGTCTTGCCTTCGCTGGCCTGAAATTCGGTGACTACGGCTCCATCGATTATGGCCGTAACTACGGTGTAGCATACGATATTGGTGCATGGACCGACGTTCTGCCAGAATTCGGTGGCGATACCTGGACCCAAACAGATGTATTCATGACTGGTCGCACCACAGGTGTTGCAACTTATCGTAACAATGACTTCTTTGGTCTGGTTGATGGTCTGAACTTTGCTGCTCAGTATCAGGGTAAAAATGACCGCACTGACGTAACTGAAGCTAATGGTGATGGTTTCGGTTTCTCCACTACTTATGAGTATGAAGGATTCGGTGTAGGTGCAACCTATGCTAAATCTGACCGCACTAATAATCAGGTTATCTACGGTAACAACAGCCTGAATGCATCTGGTCAAAATGCTGAAGTATGGGCAGCTGGTCTGAAATATGATGCGAACAACATCTATCTGGCTACCACCTATTCTGAAACCCAGAACATGACTGTTTTTGGTAATAACCATATTGCCAACAAAGCACAAAACTTCGAAGTAGTTGCACAATATCAGTTCGACTTCGGTCTGCGTCCGTCCGTTGCTTACCTGCAATCTAAAGGAAAAGACTTGGGTGCGTGGGGTGATCAGGACCTGGTTGAATATATTGATGTAGGTGCAACCTATTACTTCAACAAAAATATGTCCACTTTTGTTGATTACAAAATCAACCTGATTGATAAGAGCGATTTCACGAAAGCATCTGGCGTTGCTACCGATGATATCGTTGCTGTAGGTATGGTTTACCAGTTCTAATTTGATTACTAAAAGATATGTTGCGGGAGGCTTTGCCTCCCCAACATATAAGTGGCTCCCTCAAGCCACTTCCTTTAGGAGCACAACCTTGCTTCTAACTATATAAACCTTCTGTTATATATTACCCTTTATTTTTGGGGGCGTCTCAACGCCCCATTTTTAATAATTTTTAGTAAACAATTGGCATATTAATTAGAGTTATTAACAACGATATCCATCTCTAACCGGATATCTAATGCCATTAACATCCCTTCAATTATACCCTCAGCCTTCTGTAACCTTTTCCCGATATAACCATCAGAGCAGCAATGCTTACCTGCCAGTGACATGAATGTCATACCGACTACATAATAATCTACTAATAAATCGTGCAAATCGCTGTTGTTCTTTTTCAGACGGGCCATGCACCCGCAAATGATCATCGCGTCATCGTCACAACATTGCGGGCGAGATTTTACTTTTGAAGTAATTAATCCCTTAAAACCGGCGGCAATGGACGACCAGGTCACATCTTCATGATTATTAGCCGCCCACGCTCCCCAACGCTCAAGAACCATCTGAATATCACGCATCAACTTACTCCACAAAAATCAGACCAGAACGCCAATTACAAGCAAAAATCAATAAAACAGTATTAGTTGATTGTTATCTCTGACTTCATACTCCTGCTCCTGTCAGGGTTTTGGCGTAATTCCTCAGTATTCGGTAATCGGTCAAAACAGAACTGGGGAAACGATATAAGCGCAGGCGCATCCAGCGGTGGCGAAGAAGTTCTGCCATATTAAACTCAAACATCATTCATTCCCCATTTCGGTGATGGTCAGTTCCAGCCTCCCACCTTTGGTAACAGGCATCTTCACAACGCGGTAATCAACGACCTGAGCATCATCCAGCCAGAAACCTGCTTTGGTGAGTGCGTCAAAAGCGGCTTTTTGCAGATTATCCAGGTCACGGCGACGGCGATCCGGCATGTGGCACTCAATACGGATTTTCACTGGCATAGCCAGGCCGATATCCAGCATTGCGTTTTTAATGATTCGGGTGACGTTATCGCGGTATGCCTGCCCTTCTGCGCTGATGTGTGTGCGCCCGCGATTATGGCGGTAATAGCGATTATTGCTCGGAGGCCAGGGTAATGTGATGCTGTAGGTATTCACGCCTTAATAACCCCCTCTTTCAGCCAGATAACCTGTGTTCTCGCCATACCTTCCAGCGCGCATTCTTTTGCATATGCAGCATCGACAAAATGTGTGCGGCGGTCGATTTCGTCGTGGCAGGCAGAACATGCAATGGTGGCAATCAGGTCTGGCGGTTTCGTACCGGTGCCGCACAATCCAGTCAGCCGGATATGTGCCAGTACAGACGTTTCAGGGTTGCCATTACATACGCCAGGGATTCTTACCTGGCATTCCCGACCACGCGCTGCTTTTCTCAAATCAGCCATGACTCCTCCTTGCTGCCAGTCGCAACCATTTTTTATCAACCAGGCTGGCGGTATATCCGAGCAGTGTTGGTATTTCGGAAGGCTTCAGCTCCGGTTTACGCTTACGACGATTTGGTACTCTGTAGATGTGTCCGTTCATGACACGAATAAGCGGTGTAGCCATTACGCCTCCTGTTTGTCGCGGAGCTGCTGGAACTCGCAGCTCTGCGGAATAGTCAGGTGGCAGCCAATATTCACCGCCCAGGCTTCAACCTTACACAGGAAGATATACATCTCTCCGGTATCAAGATCGGAGGTATGGCGTAACGACTGGATAGTAGTGATTTCGCCGGTTACGACATCAACCAGGTCCTTGGTTTCATAACCGAGGTATGTGTGTTTGAGAGCATCTTTTACCCATGCTGCGGTAGCGAACGATTTCCCCCTGCTGATGAGGTATTCACTGATTTCGCTGTACCACATGTGGCTGAGTGCATTCTGGGAAAGACTGCGTTTCTCACGCCACGGTTTAAGCACCATGCGAAAGCATTTTCCGTCCTCCAGATAAGGCTGGATCTGCTGGCCGATAGCGGTGAAGTTACCGCGATGCAGTTTGATGCCATCTTGTGGTAGGTTCACGCTTCACCTCCGCAGAGGTCAGACGCTGGATGCAAAAAATCGCAGGTGCATTTCTGCATCTGTGAAGGGAGAAGAGAGTTTGGATTGTATGTGCGCATAAACGTCCCCGTTTAGCGCAGAAGTCACCGGAGTTGTTCAAGCTCCGATGACTTTATTATTACGAATTGATTTTACAAAATCAAAAGGTATGTTAGTGACGCGGTCTGTTATTATGCGAGAAGGGTTTCCGTATAAAACAAGGACCTTACTTCCTTGAGTAAATAACGGATCTTTGCCTTGAACAATGGTCATTAAATTCCCATTCTCAGTTTCGACAACATATTCCATGCCTGTTTGTTTTGTTGCTGAAGATTCGATTGCTGCCCCGGCAATACCACCAATGACTGCACCACCAACGGCACCAACGATATTAGAACGAACTCCCCCACCAAGCGCAGAACCAGCGGTTGCCCCCACGGCAGCCCCAGCAGTCCCGCCTAACGCGGAAGTCCCACTGATATCAACCCCCCTAGCACTAATAACTGTACCAGCGATAGTTCGATTAACCATGCCCACAGAGCCAACAGAATAACTATTTGGCGATATATTTTGTGCGCATCCAACCAACACTAAGAGTGGAGCAATTACGAATAATCGCTTCATTTAGCTACCCTAACAGGAAACATTGGACGAGAAAGATCAACACTTTCTAATGCTTGCAAGAACTGCGTTATGTTGTTTTGCACCGCGCGATTAACAGATTCGCGTGCTCGAACAATACCGTAGAATGCGTAACTGGCTGGAACAGTACCGGTAGACTCAATATCCTGCGTATATATAATATCACCATTCGCACGGTTGATTATTTCATACCTTGCAATTGCTTTAGTTGTCATTGAAACACCAAAAGCAGGAACGTCAAGAGCCAACACTTTAACATTTAAGCTAACCGTATTTGGTGAACTATCACGAAAAATAGTCATTCGGTCGAGTGCTTCCTGCAAAGATTCACGCCAAATTGGAGTTATAGCCTCCATACCAGCAGTGATATCCCCTTTCTGCTCATCTGGACGAGCAAGTGATACCGTTAATGACTTAATTTCAGCATCTATTTTTTTCTGGCTAACTCCCACGTTAGGTGTTGAAAAATTCAATGGTGGCACACTAGCGCAACCTGTTAAAGAACCAATAATCATGGCTAATAATATTATCTTCTTCATAAATTTACCTTATTGTTATAACCAAAGGAATTATAAAGTAAAAAAGTTCACTATCACTAGCCATTAACGACATCAATTTCAGAGAAACATGGTACTCATTTCCACAAATTTGACACAAGTCATTTTCACCTACATATTCCATCATACTTGATGCATATGTTATTGAAGCCTCTATCCTATCCGTTCATAATAGCAATAGTTACCCGGGTGATAGTACCTCTATGATTACTCGTCTTTCTGATTGATTGGATTAAATATGCGCGCCAAAATTTATCAACTTTCGTTATGGATATTTATTTCGTTTCTAGCGATCTATGCCTTTATTATCTATAAAGGTTCTTATATTGGAGTAGCATTGCATCAAATTGCTTGGATCATCATTATTGCCTCTGGCTTGATTGCTAGGCTAACTAAACCAAAGCAAAAACCAATTTCGTCCAATAATTAGACATGTATTAAAAAAATGATATTTTTATGTACATAGTCTATTGAAAATTGCCGCGATAAAATGCCAACATCCGCTTCATCGCGGCACTCTGGCGACACTCCTTGAAAATCAGATTCGTGCTCACCTTTCCTTCCCGTTCTTCCCTGGTAGCGAACCGGTAATCATCCGATCTGCGTTAAGGATGGAAGAGAATATCTGTTCCACGAATCAGCGGTAAAGGTTGACTTAAATCGACCAGTAACAGGTAGCCTTTTGAAGAGGATCAGAAATGGGAAGAAGGCGAAGTCATGAGCGCCGGGATTTACCCCCTAACCTTTATATAAGAAACAATGGATATTACTGCTACAGGGACCCAAGGACGGGTAAAGAGTTTGGATTAGGCCGAGACAGGCGAATCGCAATCACTGAAGCTATACAGGCCAACATTGAGTTATTTTCAGGACACAAACACAAGCCTCTGACAGCGAGAATCAACAGTGATAATTCCGTTACGTTACATTCATGGCTTGATCGCTACGAAAAAATCCTGGCCAGCAGAGGAATCAAGCAGAAGACACTCATAAATTACATGAGCAAAATTAAAGCAATAAGGAGGGGTCTGCCTGATGCTCCACTTGAAGACATCACCACAAAAGAAATTGCGGCAATGCTCAATGGATACATAGACGAGGGAAAGGCGGCATCAGCCAAGTTAATCAGATCAACACTGAGCGATGCATTCCGAGAGGCTATGGCTGAAGGCCATATAACAACAAACCCGGTCGCAGCCACTCGCGCTGCAAAATCAGAGGTAAGGAGATCAAGACTTACGGCTGACGAATACCTGAAAATTTATCAAGCAGCAGAATCATCACCATGTTGGCTTAGACTTGCAATGGAACTGGCTGTTGTTACCGGGCAGCGAGTTGGTGATTTATGCGAAATGAAGTGGTCTGATATCGTAGATGGATATCTTTATGTCGAGCAAAGCAAAACAGGCGTAAAAATTGCCATCCCAACAACATTGCATGTTGATGCTCTCGGGATATCAATGAAGGAAACACTTGATAAATGCAAAAAGATTCTTGGCGGAGAAACCATAATTGCATCTACTCGTCGTGAACCGCTTTCATCCGGCACAGTATCAAGGTATTTTATGCGCGCACGAAAAGCATCAGGTCTCTCCTTCGAAGGGGATCCGCCAACCTTTCACGAGTTGCGCAGTTTGTCTGCAAGACTCTATGAGAAGCAGATAAGCGATAAATTTGCTCAACATCTTCTCGGGCATAAGTCGGACACCATGGCATCACAGTATCGTGATGACAGAGGCAGGGAGTGGGACAAAATTGAAATCAAATAATGATTTTATTTTGACTGATAGTGACCTGTTCGTTGCAACAAATTGATAAGCAATGCTTTTTTATAATGCCAACTTAGTATAAAAAGCAGGCTTCAACGGATTCATTTTTCTATTTCATAGCCCGGAGCAACCTGTGAACACATTTTCAGTTTCCCGTCTGGCGCTGGCATTGGCTTTTGGCGTGACGCTGACCGCCTGTAGCTCAACCCCGCCCGATCAACGTCCTTCTGATCAAACCGCGCCTGGTACCTCTTCTCGCCCGATTCTGTCGGCAAAAGAAGCGCAGAATTTCGATGCTCAACACTATTTTGCATCCCTGACACCAGGTGCTGCAGCGTGGAATCCTTCCCCGATTACCCTGCCTGCGCAACCTGACTTTGTTGTCGACCCGGCGGGCACTCAAGGTGTAACGCATACCACGATTCAGGCGGCGGTAGATGCGGCAATTATCAAGCGTACCAACAAGCGCCAGTATATTGCCGTGATGCCTGGTGAGTATCAGGGAACGGTATATGTCCCTGCCGCTCCGGGTGGAATTACTCTGTACGGTACAGGTGAAAAACCGATTGATGTGAAGATTGGGCTTTCCCTTGATGGTGGCATGAGCCCTGCCGACTGGCGTCACGACGTCAACCCGCGCGGCAAATATATGCCAGGTAAACCAGCGTGGTATATGTACGATAGCTGCCAGAGCAAACGCAGCGACAGTATCGGTGTTCTCTGCTCTGCGGTCTTCTGGTCACAAAACAATGGCCTGCAACTGCAAAATCTGACCATCGAAAACACGCTGGGCGATAGCGTAGATGCAGGTAACCATCCGGCGGTGGCACTGCGTACTGATGGTGACCAGGTACAGATTAACAACGTTAACATTCTCGGTCGTCAGAACACCTTCTTTGTCACCAACAGCGGTGTGCAGAACCGTCTGGAAACAAATCGTCAGCCGCGTACGCTGGTGACCAACAGCTACATTGAAGGGGATGTGGATATCGTTTCTGGTCGCGGCGCAGTGGTGTTCGATAACACCGAATTCCGCGTGGTGAACTCACGTACTCAGCAAGAAGCGTATGTGTTTGCACCGGCTACGCTGTCCAACATTTACTACGGTTTCCTCGCCGTAAACAGCCGTTTCAATGCTTTCGGTGATGGTGTGGCGCAACTGGGCCGCTCGCTGGATGTTGATGCCAATACCAACGGTCAGGTGGTGATCCGTGATAGCGCCATCAACGAAGGTTTTAACACGGCTAAACCGTGGGCCGATGCGGTGATCTCTAATCGTCCGTTTGCGGGTAATACCGGCAGCGTAGATGATAACGACGAAATACAGCGCAATCTGAATGACACTAACTACAACCGCATGTGGGAATACAATAACCGCGGCGTGGGTAGTAAAGTGGTTGCAGAGGCGAAGAAGTAAGAGCAATTAACTATTTGCCGGATGCGGCGTAAACGCCTTATCCGGCCTACGGTTCGATGCGATTTGTAGGTCGGATAAGATGCGCAAGCATCGCATCCGACAATAAGTGCCGGATGCTGCGAAAATGCCTTATCTGGCCTACAGATTCGATGCGATTCGTAGGTCGGATAAGATGCGCAAGCATCGCATCCGACAATAAGTGCCGAATGCGACCTACATTCACATGGCGCTTTTTACATCTGACGGTTTTTATTGAAGTTAATCAAACTACCCGCCTTGATAATCTCGCGCTCTTCAGCAGTCAGACTTTCCATATAGAGCGTAATTTCCGTTACCGGCGCATCTTCATGGATCACATAACCTTTAAACGTCGTACCCGGATTATCCAGCGCCGCTTTAATGCCAGGGATGTAAATGTAATCCCCCACTTCAAAGGTTGGTACTTCCGCCATTTGCAGCGGTAACATCCCCCAGTTGATGACGTTAGAACGATAGCGTTTAGTCGCGTACTCCTCGGCAATATTCGCCAGACCGCCAATCACACGCTGGCAGCTCGCCGCCTGTTCACGCGCAGAACCATCGCCTGGTTTCACCGCATAGACCATGCTGCCAATTTCAGTTTGCAGCGGATCAATATGCTCCTGACCAGCAATCTGCTTAATGCGCGCAAACACCTCTGTCAGCTCGCTGACATTCCCCGCCAGACGCTGATTTTCCAGCTCAGCAGTCGCTTTACTTCTGCTAACATAACCGGGATCGCGGCGAGACAGGGTAAACTCCGCCAGACCAATCGGATTTGAACGATAAGAAGAGGTTTCACCGGAAGGAATCAGTTCGTCGGTGGTGGTCACTTCGTCGAGGATCTTCGAGCACACTTTCAGGACGATATTGTCAGTCAGCGCACCCAATTCCGGCCAGTCTTTAATGTTCGGCCCGTAAATCAGCGGTTGCTGAGTTGCCCCTTTCACAAAGCCCTGATAAACACGGTTTTTATACGGCGTTACATCGAAGGCGTACTCCGGCACGTTGTCCCAGCAATCAAGTTCGCTGGCAGAGGTTAAATAGCCACCGTTTGCCGCAGTCGCAGCGATAGAACGAGCGTCCATCAACGCCACCGCTGACATCTGCCCATTAGCTGGCTTAGAGCCTTCGCGGTTCGGGAAGTTACGCGTGGTGTGGCGAATACTCAAACCGTTGTTGATTGGCGTATCGCCCGCGCCAAAGCATGGGCCGCAGAACGCGGTTCTGATGATTGCGCCTGCGCCAATCAAATCTGCTACCACACCTTTTTTGGCGAGATCCATAAACACCGGCTGTGATGACGGGTAAACTGCCAGCGAGAAGGTGTCATTGCCACAGGATTGACCGCGCAGTGCATTCGCCGCCGCGATGACGTTTTCGTAGTTACCGCCAGAACAGCCCGCGATAATCCCCTGCTGCACTTTCAGGCGACCATTTTCCACTTTATCCAGCAGCGAGAGTTTGGCTTTACCGTGCGCCACGCGTTCGGACTCAATTTCAATCTCACGCAGAATGTCGGTCAGGTTCTGGTTCAGTGTGTCGATTTCATACACGTTGCTCGGGTGGAACGGCAGCGCAATCATTGGTTTGATGGCGCTTAAATCAACGCTGATGCAGCCATCGTAGTACGCCATCGGTTGAGGGTTAAGCTGGCAGTAATCCTGGCCGCGACCGTGCAGCGCCAGCCAGTTATGGACTTCTTCATCGGTTTGCCAGACAGAACTTAAACAGGTCGTTTCAGTGGTCATCACGTCAACGCTGTTACGGAAATCGGTAGAGAGCGCGCTAACGCCCGGTCCAACGAACTCCATGACTTTGTTTTTGACGTAACCGTTTTTGAACACCGCGCCAATGATAGCCAGCGCCACATCCTGTGGCCCCACATACGGCGCAGGTTTTCCGGTCAGATGCACCGCAACCACGCCCGGATAGTCGATATCCCAGGTGTCATTAAGCAGCTGTTTTACCAACTCACCGCCGCCCTCACCGACTGCCATTGTCCCTAATGCACCGTAACGGGTGTGGCTGTCTGACCCGAGGATCATTTTGCCGCCGCCTGCCATCATCTCACGCATATATTGATGGATGACCGCAATATGCGGAGGCACAAAAATACCGCCATAACGCTGGGCCGCCGATAAACCAAAAACATGGTCATCACCGTTAATAGTGCCGCCGACGGCGCAGAGTGAGTTATGGCAGTTGGTCAGCACATACGGCAGCGGGAAACGTTCCATACCGGACGCTTTAGCGGTCTGTACAATACCAACAAAGGTAATATCGTGAGAGGCTAATGAATCAAACTTAATTTTAAGTTTATCCATATTTCCGGACGTATTATGCGAAGAGAGAATAGACCAGGCAATAGTGCCTTTTTTGGCTTCTTCTTTTTTAATTTCGCCGGTGAAATGTTCTTCGGCAATTATTTCGTTATTACTGGCGAGAAACACGCCTTTTTCAGATAACTTGATCATCAAATGCTCCAGATATCTGCGCACCGTGAAGTGCGCAGAAAGATAATAAATGGATATACTCTAAATAATTCGAGTTGCAGGAAGGCGACAAGCGAGTGAATCCCCAGGAGCTTACATAAGTAAGTGACTGGGGTGAGCGAACGCAGACGCAGCACATGCAACTTGAAGTATGACGAGAATATTTACAGCATGTTCCAGCCGATCAGCATATTCCACCACCACACGCCGAGGGTGATATGCACCAGGAAGGTTAATATCGTCAGTACCGCACCGACCAACCACCAGGATTTAATATCGTTATAACCCACGCCAAAGATGACCGGACCTGCCGCGCCGCCATAGTGAGTAACCATGCCGCCATAGGAGTTGGAGAACAACAGTGCCAGCGCGGTTAACATTAACGGTGCGCCGGAGACGTTCGCCAGCATGGCAAATACCGGTAACATAGCAACGATATAGGCACTACCGGAAGCGAAGAAATAACGCACGATAATGCTGAGGAAAATAATAACGAAGAAAGCAACGTTACCGTGACCATCAAATGCCAGGTTATTTTTAAAGACTTCAGCTAACCATTCGAAGAATTTAACTTTCGATAATAAGGAGCTTAAGCCGATAATACCGCCGTACCAGATTAAGGTATTCCAGCCGCCTTTATTTTTAACCACGTCTTCCCAGGTAACGATACCCAGCAGCAGCATGGTTGCCATAACAACGATTGCCACGGTGGATTCATCAACCCCCAGAGACTTACTGAAAATCCAGCCCAGCAGCGCCAGCACAAAGACACCGAGCACTGATGAATCCCCTAATGATTTTGGTAAAAATCATTAAGTTAAGGTGGATACACATCTTGTCATATGATCAAATGG